GAGTCTTCCGCTAGAGCGAATCTGGAAAAACTTTTTTTGAAGGGAGGTGATATCGTGCGCAAAGAAAAAACACCGCGGGAAATCATGAAGGCGAAAATGGTAAAAAGCATGAAGGATCTCGGCGTTTACAAGATTCAATACTCCCGCATGATAGACATCTTCGTGGATTTGAATCTTCAATATGACCGGGCCATGGTTGAGTTTGAAGCGTCAGGCTTTGAATACGAGACCGAAACAGCAGCTGGAGGATTCAAAAAATCCCCTATAGTTGCTACCCTGGAGAACCTACGTAAAGACATCCTGGCGTACAGTGATCGCCTATGTTTAAACCCCAAAGCATTAGAAACGGTGACGACTGAAAAGAAAAATATGTCAAAGCTTGCGGGCCTATTGATTTCCCATGATAAAAACAACTTATAAAAACAAAACTGTGGTCATGGGGTACACAGAGGATGTTATAAGCGGCAATAAGATTGCTTGCAGGGAAACGATACAGATGTGCAAGCGGTTCAAGAAAGACTTAGATAATCCGGCCTATGACTTCAACCCGAAGGATGCCGAGTTCGTCATCCAGATAATTGAAAAGACATTTGTACATCAGAAAGGTGAAGATATGGAAGGGCATCCCTTGAGAGGGAAGCCTTTTTTATTGCAGCCATGGCAGAAGTTTGTTGTCTATAACCTCCTTGGATTCTTCCATCATGGCACGATCCGAAGGAAGTACAAGGAAGCCTTCATCATGTTAGCCAGGAAGAACGGTAAATCACCATTCATGAGTGCTCTGGCATGGGGATTAGGCCTTCTGGAACGAAAGTCCGGTGCTGAAATCGTCATTGTAGGTGCATTGCTCAAACATGCCCTGCAGAGTTTCAACTTCCTGAACTTCAACCTCGAGCAAATGGGGGAGAAGAAGAACTTCAGGGTGCTCGACAGCAACCAGGAGCACTCCATCAGTGGAGACCTTGGTGATGGTTACATGAAAATAGAGACTGTAGCGGGTAATAGTGACCGTATGGACTCCCTGAATACACTGATCCAGATACTTGATGAGTTGCACCTATACAAAAATGCAAGCCAGTACAACACCATCAGGGAATCCGGCAAGGCATACCGTAACAGCATGTGCATTGGCATCACCACGGCAGGGGATGACATGACCTCGTTCTGCTATCAGCGAATGAAGTACTGTCAGAAGGTTCTCGATGGGACCGTGAAGGATGAACAGATGTTTATCTTCATCGCTAAGGCTGATGAGATTGATAAGCAGGATGTTGATTACACGAGTCCGAGTGAGCACGAGAAAGCGAACCCGAACTACAATGTGTCAGTATCCGGGGAAGAGCTCATGAACGATGCCACACAAGCACAGAACGATCCTCAGCAGAGAAAGGCATTCCTGTCCAAGTCATTGAACATCTACACATCGGCCATGAAGGCATACTTCAATATTGATGAGTTCCAGGCTAGTGACCATGCATACAATTGGACCATGGAAGAATTGGCGAAGATGAACATAGAATGGTTCGGCGGTGCCGACCTATCCAAGCTGCACGATCTTACAGCCTCAGCCTTGTATGGCACGTATAGATACGTGAACGAGGCCGGAGAAGAGAAGGAAGTTGACATCATCATTCCTCATGCATGGTTCCCGGTGGTTATGGCCCATAAGAAAGCTGAAGAAGATTCCATTCCACTATTTGGGTGGAAGGATGATGGTTGGCTGGATATGTGCAACACCCCAACAGTAAACTATTCAGACATCGTGAACTGGTTCAAGAAGATGAGGGATATGGGCTTCAAGGTAAAGCAAGTTGGTTTCGATAGAAAGTTTGGAGCGGAGTTCTTCTTGGGAATGAAACAGGCCAGATTCAACATCGTGGATGAGCCACAGTATTTCTACAAGAAGTCCCAGGGGTTCAGACACATCGAACAGGCAGCCAAGAACGGGAACCTCTACTACCTGCACTCCTCAGCATACGAATACTGTGTGCAGAACGTCAGGGCCATAGAGAAGACCGATGACATGATCCAGTATGAGAAGGTCATGAAAGAACACAGAATAGATTTATTTGATGCCAGTGTCTTTGCATGTACACGTAAGCTTGAAAGCATGGAGAAATCCTCCACCGCAAGCAGATGGCTAGGGAAGTAATAGGGAAAGGAGGTGAGTAAATGAGAATATTCGACATGTTCAAGAAGCGTTCTATTTCAAGTACAGACTACACATTCCTCACCACAACATGGGACCAGATACTGAGTGATGGATACACAAGGCTCTCGGATAATCCGGAGGTCAAGATAGCAGTCGATAAGATAGCTGACCTGGTGAGCAACATGACCATTCAACTTATGGAGAACACGGACAAGGGTGACAAGCGAATTTATAACGAGCTTTCAAAGAAAATCGACATAAGCCCCGCAAGGTACATGACCAGGAAAGCATGGGTATACAAGATTGTCCAGGACTTGCTACTAAACGGAGATGGTAATTCCATCAACTACATCACCATGGACACAAGAACAGGCCTGATCAAGGACCTTACACCATTCGTTATGCGGGACGTGGCTTATGAAACAACCAAAGATGGATACATCGTGAAGTATGCTGACAAGGCATACCAGCCTGATGAGATCATACACTTCGTAATTAATCCAGACCCAATCTATCCATTCATGGGAACTGGTTATCGAGTGGCGTTGAAAGATATCGTGAAGAATCTGAAACAAGCCACAGCAACAAAGAACAGTTTCATGTCTGGAAAGTACATGCCATCGCTGATTGTCAAGGTGGATGGTAACACAGCAGAGCTTGCAAGTGCTGAAGGCCGAGAAAGTGTCTATCAAAAGTATCTGGCATCAACTGAAGCGGGACAGCCATGGATCATACCTGCAGACCTCTTAGATGTTCAGCAGGTTAAGCCGTTGTCGTTACACGATATCGCAATCAATGAATCGGTAGAACTTGATAAAAAGACCGTTGCGGGACTCATAGGAGTACCTGCATTTTTCTTGGGCGTAGGTGAGTTCAAAAAAGATGAATATAACAACTTCATCAATTCAAGAATCATGTCCATCGCCAATATCATTTCACAAACACTGACCAAGGATGTCTTGATAAGCCCAAGGATGTACTTCAAGTTGAACCCTCGAAGCCTGTATTCCTACAATCTCACAGAACTTGTAGGGGCTGGTGGAGCCATGGTGAAAATGAACGCCATGAGAAGGAATGAACTGAGGAACTGGGTAGGGTTGGATCCTGATGATGAGATGGAAGAGATTATCGTCTTGGAGAACTATGTTCCAGCAGGTCAGCTAGGCGATCAGGAGAAGCTACTGAAAGGGGGTGATGAGTAAATGGAAAAAAGACATTCGTTTATACAAAGTGATTTCCAAGTCAGGGCAGATGAAGAACAGAACAAGCTCATAGTATCAGGCTATTTTATGAAGTTCGGTTCAGAAACCAATCTGTACGGGGATGTATACGAGGAGATTGACCCTAGATCAGTAATAAACAGCCTGGAAAAGAATGACATCAGAGCATTGTTCAACCACGATGACAGCCTTGTGCTTGGAAGGACCGGCAATACTACCCTTTCCCTGAAAGCAGATGACATAGGCCTTTATGGAGAAATCGAAATCAACAAGGATGACCCTGGAGCCATGGGAGCCTACGCAAGAATCAAGCGTGGAGATGTGGCCGGATGTTCATTCGGTTTCATTCCAATGAAGGAAGACGCAGAGAAGAGAGCCGATGGCGGTACGAAATACATCATCAGGGAAATGGACCTTCGTGAAGTTTCTCCATGTGTATTCCCGGCATATCCGCAGACGGAAATAGCAGCCAGGAAGAGAGACATTGAAGCGATGAAGTTGGAGAAGCTCAATGCAAGAAAAGAAATTATTAAAAGGAGGATCACGAGATAATGGCAAAAGCAGTAATCACAGGGGCAAGGCTGATTCTGAAAAGATCCGCATTGACCGAGATAGACAAGTCCATTGAGGACATCAAGAAGCGTGAAGAAGAGCTTCTTGGGGCCATAGATGCAGCAGTAACAGACGAGGAAGTAGACCTCGTAGAGAAGAGTGCGAACGATATACAGGCTGAACTGGATTCGAAGCTTGGTGAAAAGACAATGCTCGAAGAAGAAATCGCCGCACTCGAAGCGGAACTCGAAGCCATGAATGATAAAGAACCTGCAACGCAGGATATGGGAGGAGAAAGGAAAATGGAAAACATGATCGAAGTAAGAGCGGGTATCAAAGCCTATGTACAGTCCAAGGGAGTAGAAAGAGCGGGGTTCACCTCTGTAGAGGGTGGAGCACTCATCCCTGAAGAACTTCTTACACCACAGAAAACACCTGAAGACGTACAGGACCTTACCAGGCTCATCAACGTCGTAAAGGTTAATTCTGGATCCGGTAAGTATCCCGTCATCAAAAAGTCCGGAAACAAGATGGCATCCGTTGCTGAGCTTCTTGCGAATCCTGAGCTTGCAAAGCCAGTCATCACAGAAGTGGCATACGACATCCTTACCTACAGAGGATTCATCCCTGTATCCCAGGAAGTCATCGAAGATGCTGACTACCCTGTAACTGAGCTGATCGCTGATGAAATCAATGACCAGGATAGAAACACGAAGAACTTCGCAATCGCAACGATCCTGAAGACTGCAACAGCGAAAGC